CGAGGCCAACCCCGGCGAGCTGCTGACCTTCGACGACATCGCCGCGAAGTTCGACGTGAGCCGCGCCGCCGCCGTTGCCGCAGTTGAGACGCTGCGCGCAGAGGGCCTGGTCTACAGCGCCGTGATGGTCGGGCTGGATCCCGACAGAGGCGGGGAGCGGTGACCGTGGTCTGCAAACCCATCGGCCCCGGCAACTGGACGCCCATGCTGCTGCAGTACGCCGGCCCCCAGCTCGCACCGTTCACCGTCGCTGTGGGCGAGCGCTTCACCCTGGGCACTGTGACGTGGCGGATCTGTGAGGTGCGGCCTTGAGCAGCAAAGAAGTGCCAGCTACTGCGAAGCGCAAGCCCCCGGCCGCCGGCATGGGCCGCAAGCCCGGGTCGGTCAACAAGACCACGAAGGCCCTGCGCGAGGCCATCCTGGAAGCTGCTGAGCGCAGCGGTCGAGACAGGCAAGGCAAGGGCGGCCTGGTGGGCTACCTGAAGCGTGTGGCCGACGAAGACACCAAGAGCTTCAGCATGCTGCTGGGCAAGGTGCTGCCGCTGCAGGTGACCGGCGAAGGCGGCGGGCCTGTGCCGGTGGCCGCCATCCCGATGACGCTGCAGGAATACACCGACGTGGCCGCCAAGCTGGCGCGCGAGGTCTGATGCACAGCGACGCGGAGCTGCGCGAGCGCCTGGTGGCCGCCGAGATGGCCCGGCAGGATCTCTACTTCTTCGCGCGCTACATGTTCCAGCGCCGGCGCGGCTACACGTGGCGCCGGGCTGCGCACCATCGGGCCATCTGCGACGCGCTGATGCGGGTCTACCGCGGAGAGTGCCGCCGGCTGATCATCAACATCCCCCCGCGGTACAGCAAGACCGAGCTGGCCGTGCTGATGTTCATCGCCTGGACGATGGGCCACGCGCCCGACAGCGAGTTCATCCACACCAGCTACAGCGCCACGCTGGCGGCGAACAACAGCGCCGCGGTGCGCGACCTGATCCAGCACGAGGCCTACCGCGAGGTGTTCCCCTCTGTGCAACTGCAGGCCGAGGCGAAGAGCCACTGGACCACGACCGAGGGCGGCGTCGTGTACGCGGCAGGCGAGGGCGGCACGCTGACAGGTTTCGGCGCCGGCAAGATGCGCGAAGGCTTTGGCGGGGCCATCGTCATCGACGACCCGCACAAGGCCGACGAGGCGCGCAGCGACGTGATCCGCCAGGGCGTGCTCGACTGGTTCAGCAACACGCTGGAGAGCCGCAAGAACGACCCCGAGCGCACGCCGATCATCCTGATCATGCAGCGCCTGCACCAGAACGACCTGGCCGGCTGGCTGCTCGATGGCGGCAACGGCGAGAAGTGGGAGCACCTGTGCCTGTCGGCCGTGCAGCCTGACAGCACGCCGCTGTGGCCCGAGAAGCACAGCGCCGAGGATCTGGCGCGCATGGAGCGCGCTGCGCCGTACACCTTCGCGGGCCAGTACCGGCAGAGGCCAGCGCCGCCCGAGGGTGGCGTGTTCAAGCCCGACCGGCTGCAGGTAGTGGACGCCATCCCCGCCGGCGTTGTGCAGTGGGTGCGTGGCTGGGACTTGGCCAGCACCACTGGCGGCGCCTATACGGCCGGCGCGAAGCTCGGCAAGCTGAAGGACGGCCGGTTCATCGTGGCGCACGTGGAGCGCCAGCGCCTTGCCACCGACGAGCGCGACCAGCTGCTCAAGAACACCGCAGCCCGCGATGGCGCCGGCGTTCGCATCAGCCTGCCGCAAGACCCGGGGCAGGCCGGCAAGAGCCAGGTGCTGTACCTCACGCGCCAGCTCGCCGGCTACTCGGTGCACAGCAGCCTGGAAAGCGGCGACAAGGAAACGCGGGCCGAGCCCTTCGCCAGCCAGGTGAACGTGGGCAACGTGCTGATGTTGCGCGGATCTTGGAACGACGAGTTCACCGAAGAGCTGCGGCTGTTCCCGAACGGCGTCTACAAGGACCAGGCCGACGCAGCGGCGCGCGCCTTCAACGAGCTGCTGGGCGTCCCCGACGCGAACCCCGCCGGCTTGAAGGTGCAGGGCCTGTGAACGCCGAAGCCATCCTCGAAGCGGTGTTCATCCTGAACCCGCGCACGGGCGAACGGGCCCGGCGTCTGGCCTGCGCTGTGCAGCTGCTGCGCGCGAATGCATCAAAGCTTGAGGCCGCTCGGCAGATCCGCCTCCGCTTTGAAGTCAGCCAGCCGGTTGCGTGGCACGTCGTCAACATGGCCGCCGACATGGTGCTGATCGAGAAGGACAAGAAGCCGTGACCCCCGAACAAGAGCGCGCCCTGCTGGACGCAACCGTGGCCGGCCTCGATGAGGCGCTGCGCGAGGCCTTCCGCGAGGTGGTCGAACTGATCCAGGCCGGCGTCGTGCCGCGCGATGCCGTGCAGGAGGTGATGGACAGCTTCCGCGGCGAGATGGCGCAGACGATGGCCACGGCGCTGTCGGGCATCCTCGGTGAGGCCGTGGGCGCGGCAGCAGTGATGGAGCTGGAGGTCGGCGCGGTGCGCCTGTCGACGAAGCTCTACGCCGAGGCCCAGAGCGTGAGCGTGGCGGTGCAGGGCGCCGTGGAGCGGCACACCCGCGGCTTTCAGGACGCGCGCCGCCTGGCGCTGGATCTGTTCGAGGGCTACAACTTCCGGCCGCCGGGTGCCGAGCCGCTGCAGATCAGCCCGCGCAACCCGAAGCTGCCGCGCTACATGCGCGAGGCGCTGCTGACCGACGACGCGGTGCTGGTGGAGATGCGGCGGGCCTTCGCCTCCATGCAGGTGAGCGACCTCAGCACGCCAGCCCTGCAGGCGGCCTACAGGCAGGTGCTGGACGCCATCGCGGCGGTGGAGGCGGGGGCAGGCACTGCGCTGCTGGAGAGGCGCATCGAGGTCGCGTTCTACGAGCGCATGCGCTACTTCGCGGCGCGGATCTCGCGCACCGAGCTGCACCGGGCCTACGCCGACCGCGAGGCGCAGCTGCTGATGGATGATCCCGACGTCGAGTTCGTGCAGGTGCGGCGGGCACCAGGCCGCGGCGCTCCGTGCATCTGCCAGCTCTTCGCTGGCCGCGATTTGTACGGCCTAGGTCCCGGCGTGTATCCGAAGGCGGTGGCGCCTCGGCCGCCGTACCACCCGCACTGCATGTGCGTGACCTCGCCGCGGCTGGACCTGACCGGGCGGAAGGCCGAAGAGCGCGACCCGGACGGCGACGCCTACTTCCTGCGCCGGCTGGACCCTTCAGTGGCAGGGCGCGTGATGGGCAGCCTGGGCAAGGCCGATGCGGTTCTGCGCGGCACGAGCCCCGAGGCGGTGGTGAACAGCGGGCGTGATCCGCTGTACCACGTCAAGCCGTTGGCCGGAGCCTAGACGGCGAAGTCGTACAGCTCGGCCGGCGTGAAGCGGCGGAAGGTCGGCGCCTGGCCGGGCTGCTGCACGGTCAGGTAGAACTGCTGGGTCTGCACGCCCCAGCCGCCCTCGATGACGCACAAGCCCTGGGCCTGCAGCTTCTCGGCCGCGCTGAGCAGCGGCGCCAGGTCGGTGGGCTTGTCGGCCGGCACAACGATGGCAGCTCGCGGCACGGGGCCGCACGCGGCGCGCACGTCCTCGCGATGTGAGGATGACAAGGCGCTGAAGCCCCACCAGGCCAGCAGCGCGCCGATGAGGTAGAGGGCGGCTTTCATGCCGGAATTCTGCGCCTCCCCGCGGGTGCGGTTTTAGGGGGCTGCGTTCGCGCCGATGATGTCGACCCGCAGGGCCATGATCTTGTACGCATCCAACCGGTCTTCGTCGGTGATCGTCTCGCGGTAGCGGTGGCCGCCAGCGCGCAGCACGGCCAGCAGCTTGCCCTCCAGCTCGAACAGCCCGGCATAGACCGCCGGCAGGCCCTCGCGGTTGGCGATGGGCGCCCCGAAGTAGATCAGCGTCTCGCACTCGCGGCCGTGGTACGGCCTGCCGGCGATGATGCGCGACGGCACCAGGCGCACCATCGGGTAGTCGGCCGGGCTGAGGTTGGCCTCCAGGCCGATCTCGCAGGTGACAACGCCGTCAACGGCCGCCAGCGCATCGCGCACGGCTTGCAGGGCGGCCATCATCACGCGCGCTCCAGCGGAATGCTGAAGATGCCCACGCCGGCCGCGCCCGGCGTCTCGGCCTCAGCGGCTGCAGCGGCCAGCGCCTGGGGCAGCAGCACGTCGAACTGCTGGCGGTAGCTCTTCAGCTTCGCGGTGAACAGGTCTTCGGCGTCGGCTTGGTTCTCCAGGCAGGCCAGGATGTAGCACTGCACGATGGTGAGCCGCTGCAGCCAGTCGGCGCTGAAGGTGTAGCCGGCGGCGGTGGCGCGCAGCTGCACGTCGGCAAGCGCGCGGGCCTCGCGCTCCTCGGTGCAGTACTTCGCCAGGTAGGCGTCGGGGTAGGTGTAGGTCAAAGCCATCAGATGGGCTCCTTCAGTGCTTGGTCGAGGATCTTGGAGAACTCGCGCACGGCCAGCGTTGCCGCGTTGATCAGGTAGGGGTCGCCGCGGTAGCCCGGGTGATTGACCTTGCCGGCGAAGAAGAACCGGCCGCCACTGGCCCAGCGCAGGGCCTTCTTCTTGTTGGGCATGATCACGTGCGGTCGGGTGCCGAGCTGCACGAAGACCGCGTGCGGCGCGCGGCGCGGGTCATGGCCCACCTCGCGGCCTTTCGGAATGGCGCGGTTGAACAGCGACTGGAAGAGGGCGCCGGTCTTGTTGTGCCGGCCGGCGCCGCGCTGGGCCTCGTCGTAGCCCACCTGAGACATGCGCAGGATGGTCTTCTTCTCCAGCGTCTCCGGCAGGCGCCTCAGCGTGCCCGCGGCCTCGCTGAGGCCTTCGAACTTGATGAAGAGGCTCATGTGCCGGGCTCCGCTTCGTAGGTCATCACCCAGCGCCAGTGCCCAGGGCCCGGGGTGGATGTGTCAGCGTTTGAGGTTGTGCCCACGACGGGCCGATACGGGCGCGTGCGGCCGCCGATGGTCACGTTGATCGTGGGCAATTTCCCGACCGCTGT